CAATGTCTGCTCGAACGTGAACACCATCGGCGTGTCGAGCGCGAGGTTGCCAACCCGCACGGTCTCGGCGTGAAAGATGATCATGCCGCGCACGCCGCCGATGATCGTCATGATCTCGCCGCCATCAGGGAATACTTGGAAGTCGGACGAGCGCTGACGCGGCGTCCACCAATGCGGATTGTTGAGGCCGGACCAGTGAATGGCGCGCTGATCAGTGCCGAGATGGGCGAGCACGACGAAATCGCCGACCGAAGCCACGTGGCGCGCGACGGGCGGGTTGCCGCCAAGGTCGGCGAACTGCACCGGCGTGTTGACATCGATCCATTGCGGCTTCTGCACGCCATTGGTGGCGATCAGCAGGCTGCCGAACTGAGTCATCGACCACTTCTCGCTGCTCGTCGTGCTGTATCCACCCGCCTTGGAGACGTCGATCCATCCCAGCGTGTCGGGGTCGAGCATCAGCAGCTTGGTCGCCGTCCCGACGAACAACCGGTATTCGCCGTTGTTGACATAGGCGAGATAGCTGCCCTGCGGCCGCTCCGGCAGCGGTTGCGACAACGGCTGGAACCGCGGGAACGGCGCCCAGCCGCCCTGGATCGGCAGCACGTTCTCCAATTTGTCGCTGAAGTTGCCGTCGAATGGCGAACGGTCCGGTGCGTATTGCGCGAACGGAATGAGCGGCATCATGGACCTCGCCGTGAAATCCTGGCGCCAGCCTTGGCGTACATGCCGACACGATCTTCGTTCACGAGAGCCTCGACCAGCCCGGCGGCAAGGCCAGCCATCTGTTGGCCGCGTTCGGGATCACCGATATAGATGCAGGCGTGTTTGAGTGCGCTGTAGAGGTAGATGCCGGGGTGTTCCTGCAGCAGCCAGTTGGTGTCGTTGTCGGACACCAGCGCCGGCAGCTTTGACCAGTATTGCAAAGAAACGTCCGCCTGCGTCTTCGGCCGCACGATCAGCGAGGAGCCGTCGATCGTGAAAACGCGCGGCAATCCGGCCTCGTCGAAGGGATATGCCCAGTCAGCCCAAGTCGGCGCGACGAATTCCAGCACGCGTTTCGGATTCGTCAGCGCCACGGCCTCCCGGTACTGCGCATAGTCCGACGGCAGCGCCGCCGCCCCGTTGCTGTCGAGCGCGAGGGTGGCGGTCTTGATCTGGCGCCGCAGTCGCAGCACGCGGTCGAGGTCGGCCTGCGCGAGCGCGATGAAGTCCGGGATGATGGGGACCAGGTCGGCGCGGTCATACATCCAATCGCGGATGCTGGACTTGAGATCGCCGAGCGTCTGAATGGGCATCTCAGATACGGCCGCGGAAGGTGCGGAATCTGCGATGATCGCTGTCGTTCAGCCAGCGGCTGACGAAGCGCCGGTCCTGCTGCAACAGCGCTTCACGCAGTCCGGAATGAACATAGATGTCGAGCGGAATCGACGCGACGATCTGTCCATCACCGAATCTTTGGCCGGCGCTGTCGTTGTAGCGCGCGGCGTTTTCTTCGAGGATCTCGTCGACCGGCGTGTCCGTGCGGATGACGGCCTGGCCGTTGCCGAGGTCGAGCCACCAGTGTTTGACGCCCGTTTCCGGATCGTGCGCGAGCAGACGCCACGCGCCGTCAAACACGTCAGAATTCGTCATTGCGCACGGCGAGTCCCTTGGCGACGATGTCGCGCGCCTCCTCGGGCGGCAACATCAGCTCCTCTCCGGCGAAGCGTCGCCCGCTGCCGTCTCGCGGCCAGTAGTCGACGAGGAGCTTGACGGGAAGCGGCCGGGGCGGGCGCCCCGGGCCGCGTCGCTCTTCGAGCATGGTCATTTGCGCTTGGCCTTGGCCTTGCGGGCAACCGAGAGGGCGATGGCGACTGCCTGCTTGCGCGGCTTGCCGGCCGCGATCTCGGTCTTGATGTTCTGCGCGATGGCCTTCTTGGAAGCGGATTTCTTGAGTGGCATGGCAATCTCCGTGGTCGAAAGATGGGGAGGCGATAACGTCGCCTCCCCTTCGTCCGTCATCAGGACGACGCCGAGAGGCCGAACACGTCAGCGATGACGCCGTGGGCGGCCTCGTTGCGGACGACAAGCGTCCACTCGGTCTTGATGACGCGCTTGAACGCGTCGCCGGTCTTGGCAGGTACATCCTGCTTCATCGGGCGCAGCACGCCGCGCGTCACCTTCGACGGATCGATGACGAAGATGTTGCGCGCCACCGCCGCCGCCGTCGACATGACGCGGTTGGGCACCACTTCCAGCGTGCCGAAGTCGGAGAGATAGACATCGGCAGCAGCGATGATGGTGCGCCGACGCGCGTCGGCCTCATAGCGCCACTGTGCGACGTTGGCGTTGGCGATCAGGGTGGAGAACTGCCGCTTGTTGTACGGCGACAGCATGATGGTCTTGGGATCGCCACCCGACTTGTAGACCATCTCGATGACGTCATCGAGCAGCGTCTTCGAGAAGGCGCGCTGCGAGCCATTCGTGGCGGCGGCCACGAGGCCGGTGTTCGCAGAGAACCCACCGTTGGCACCGCCCGTGCCGCGGCTGGCATTGGTGGTCAGCCACGCCGGGAATCCGGCCGACACACGAGCCGTCGAGTCATCGCCGGCGGCTGAGCCGACGTTGCTCAGACAGGAGAACTCGATGTCCTTCTTCAGCTCGACGCTGGCCTTGGCCAGCTGGTAGCCGAGCTCGGAGTCGCGGCCGGCCTTCTCCACGGCATCCTGGGTCTCCGACACAATGATCGGCTTCCAGGAAATCTGCGTGAAGTTGGCTACCCGCTTCGTCGGGCTGCGCGTCTGATAGGTGTAGTCATCGCCTTCTATCTGCGCGTTCTGCGCCGGCGTGGCCAGCACGTCGGTCTGCCAGTCATGGCGGACCGCCGTCACCTTGGTGGTGCCGATCATCGTGATGAACGGCGTTTCTTCCGGAGTGATGCGGTAGATCGCATTCTCCAGGTCTTCGCGGTTGCCGACCGCGTCATAGGTGGAGAAAGTCCCGGTAACCTGGGCCATGGTGGATCATCCTTTGATGAGTTCGAGGAGGACGGCGCCCCCGTCTTCGAGGGAGCCGGTTCTCTGCAGACGATCCCATTTTTCCTTCGAGACTCTGGCCCTCTGCGCCTCTGGACTCGTGCGCGCTCCCGGCTTCTGCGTGGGAGAAGCCGGCGCCGTCCGCTCCGCCTTCGGCTTGTTCTCCATCAGGCGTCGGTAGGCGATCGCGTCGCGCGCAAGAAGCAGCACGCGGTGGTCATAGATCTGCGACAGGTCCGCCTCGGTCGCCCCGTAGTATCTGGAGAGACCTTGCATGATGTCTTCGGCGAACCTGCGCGCCTTTGCCTGATCGCGCAGTTCCGGCATCTTCTCCAGCAGCATGTCCCGCTCTGCGGATGCGTACTGAGAGAATGCCTGTTGCTCCTGCGCCATGCGCGCCTGCCTCGCTGACTGCCAGGTTGCCGCCAGCTGCTGCAGCTGCTGATTCCGCGCATCATATTCCGCCTTCTTCTGCGTGTAGGCGATCGGGTCGGAATATGCGAGCGCGGGATCAGGAGGCTCCGGCAGTTGCGCCTTTATCAATTCCATGGCGAGAACGGCCGCCTGCTCGAAGTTCTGGGCCTTCTGCGTGAATTCGGACAGACGGGACTCCAGCTCCCTGCGGGTCGCTGCAAGCTCCATCGTCTTCCGCGTGTAGTCGGCCTGCCTCAGATAGCCCTTCTTCCACTCGGCGATTTCCTCAAGGCCTGCCTCGCTGCCGTCGGGCAGACGGATCTTGCGAGGTTCCTCGGGAGGCGAGTCATCATCGGGCTCGGTCTCTGTTTCGGCTTCGGCCGCTTTCGTGTCGGCTTGCTCGGCGGAGCTGTCCGCGGTGGCCTCGTCGGGCTCGGCAGACTGTCCGCGCTGCTCATCGCCGATGAGCGAAGAAAGAGCCTCTGCGCCCTGGTCGAGCGACAGGCTCTCGGAGCTCCCTTGCGGGTTGGCTTCTGTCATGATCAATCATCCCTGCGGCTCCTTCAGGCTGAAGGGTCACCGCTGTTTGGATTGCCTGAGCGCCCTGAGCGCCCTGATACGCGACGCAACGTCACGCACGACAAGCACGCGCTGCTGAAGCGCGGCAAAGCGTTTGCGGCTTGCCCACCAGGGCAAGCGCAGCATCTGTTCTATGGCGTCCTGCTCGATTTCGGCGAAGATGACGGCAAGCGCCTCGCTGTTCGCGAGCAGTTCAAGCTCGGACAGCGGAATGTCGCCTAACCTCATCAGACGGCGATCACTTGGCCACCGCCGCGCGCAAGGTCAGCCAGGAATCCCGGCCCGCGCGTCTTGAGTTGGTTGTTCGTCATCCCGCTCACGACCGGCGTGCCGCCCTGGCGCACGAGGTCGCTGATGAATCCGGGGCCACGCTTGGCAATCGTTGCATCGTCCATGGTCGTCTCCTATCAT